ACATTACCTGTTCCTGGAGTAACATTGTTATCCCCATCAAGGTTTGTTATAAAACCTTTGTAATATTGTTCTCCTGAATAACCGTCTTCTTGATTACCAGTTGCTCCAAAATTAAATGGTCCATCATTAGAATCAAAAGCCCAGTCATAGTATTTAAAATTATTCCAAGTAAGATTTTCATGATAACCAGAAGGCATTGTAGTATTATTACCATTGACTGTTTTAAAAAATCCTGCATACATGTAGTCATCATGATTATTTCCAGCGTATCCAATAGAAACATCACTTACTGATGTGTGCACATGTCCTGAAGTTCCGTCTCCTTGACACCCGTCTGCTCTTACTGAGTTTGTATACGAAGGATGACTAGCACTACCATGACTAAGATCTAGATGTGCTGTTCCTGGTAAAATAACTTCAAACTCTCTAGAGTCTCCTCCCGCCCAAGTTACTCTAATTTTTCTTTGAAATGGACAAAAAGGTAAAGCTGTTCCTAGGTTTTCGTATTCTAAATATATTTGTTTTGAACCTGTAAAAGTTGGATCAGCTAAATAATTAGAAGATTGGTATGAAAGTATAGCTTGTGATCCTAAATTATAAGGTTCTATTTCATAATTATTACTAGTTGTTGTAAAATATGGTGCCCCGGGTGAATTAGAAGGTGTTACATCACTAATAGATACAACTTCATCAAACTCTGCATCTATAGTAAGTGCACCTGTAGTTGAATCTTCTGCTGTAACATAAGCATTTACCTGTACTCTTATAAATGCTGCTGATAAACTACCTGATGGAACATAAGGTCCTGCATGTAGTTGTATATGCTTAGCTAATCCTGGAGGTGGAGGTGCTCCAAACATTTGACCTCTTCTATGTTGAGAAGGTAAACCTGAATATGGAGTTACTCTTAAATTAATTTCTCCATCACCTTCTACTACATCTCCTTTTATATCTGGGGTATCAGACTGTATATCTGAATCCGTGTTGTAACTTACAGCTGTTCCAATAGCTCCACCGCCAGAGTCTTCACCTGATGATTCTCCAGAACCAGATGAGGTTTTTTCTTGTTGTTGATCTTCAGATTGTTCTTGACCACCTCCTTGCTCACCGTATCCTTCTCCTTCTGGGTAGTAAAATATTGGAAAGTATTTAAACATATTTTATTTGTTTAGCAATCGCATCCGCAACTATTGTCACAAACCTCTCTTGCTTTAGTGTATTTATTATGTGCATCTGTAATATATCCTGCTTTTAATGTAGTAAGTACATTATTTGATTGCTTTAATGAATACTCAGCAGATTTTAATAATAACATAATCTTTTGAGCTTTTGCTAAAACTGAAGAACATTTTGCACAATCACATGCACAGTCTATAAGTTCATTGGTTAATTTTGTTAGACAGCAATCAATATCACAATTAAGTAATACAGACTTTCTGTCCATTTCTGCTCCATTAATGTAGGAGACTATGGTTACAATTCCATTAGTTACAGATAAATCAGAAACTAATAAAGGATAAGTAATAGGACCGCTTGAAGCAGTTACTGTAAAACTTGGAGATGTTATATTTAATATACTTTGTCCTGATGCATTTAATGCACTAAAAGTTAAATTAGCACTAGTACTAGCACTATAATAATCTGCAATTATATTTATCTGCTCACATGTATTAGATGCTGCAACTGTTAAAGCCATAGTTTATTTTTTAAGATTAGAAAAAAAAGACTAACAGGGGGACTAATGCCCCCTATAAGTCTTATGTTAAATTAAGTATTAGTCTAATAGATAATACTCAATGATAATATCCATTGATCCTGCAGTGAAAGCTTCTCCACCTACAGTTATACCAATAGCTGTACCATCTGTTGTTACACCACCTGTTACATCAGTAACAACATTACCTGCAGCCATAGCTGCTTGGTTATGTGCTGCTGAAACTGATACACCACCTACTGTGATAGTACCTGTTTCACCATTACTTGAAGAGTTTGAACTAACACTTGGTACTGTAATACACGCTGTTACAGTTGCTCCGATCGGGATACTCATCGTATCTGAAATAGTTTTTGCACCTGTTCCAGAAGAAGCATCAGTTGCTTGAACAAAGCTTGCTGTTGCAGTCATTTTTCTGAGTGATTTGTTACTTGCCATTTTATTTTATGTTTTTAAAAGTTAATAATTACAGTATAACGTTAGGAAATACTCCTGCGAAATATGCGTTAAGTTTATTTTCTACAATTAAACTATCAGCATCACCTGCTTTTAGTCCAAGAGTAACTTCAATTAAATTATCTACTCCGTGAATTTGTGAAGAAGAAGAACCATCTTTAGTTGCTGTAATATTATACATATCGTATAAAGTACCTGTAGCTACTTGATTAGTTGGCTTAATAGGAAGATTACGTCTTTCGTAGTAACCATATTGAGATCCCATTAATGTATCTTCATATTCTTGTAAATAGAAACCATCACCAGATCCTCTTGATCCTGCAGTTTGTACACTTTCAGCCATTGTAGTTCCGTTACCGTTACCATCAATAGCTTCAAAAGATAATTCCATTTCTACTAAATTTTCTTGAACTGAACCATCAGCTTTAGTTTCACCTTTTTTGAAACCTGTAAAATCAATACTAGATCCATTGTTAGTAATACTATTTACCCAATGAGGTAAATCAGCATTAATAGCTGTAGTAAAAGCTGTACAGTGAACTGTTACAGCTGAAGCAGCAGCTACAGTAATAGTATATGATTTACTTTCAAATGGTGAGTTACCATTTGTTTTATTCATAACTTTTAAAGTATGTTGTCCAGCTGCAGTTGCAGCAGTAGCAAAAGTTGCTCTTTTTACTTGGGCTGCTTGAGCAGCTCCTACTTTTCCGCTATAATCTACTACATCTCTTCCGTAAAACCAAGGAGTTGCAATATTTTTTCCATCAGATCCACCACCTACAATTCTAATTTGTGGAGCATCTGCGAATGTATCCCCAAGTACTAATTCTGTAGGTCCTGATTCGCTCATTTTTTGTACGGAAACTGCACCATCATCAACTAACCCACCTGTAAGTGAACCAGATAATGAAGTACCATCTCCTACTATTAAATGTCTTGCCATTTTTTTATATTTTTAAATTAATAATTATTCATTTTTATTTACCTCTATTTGATGAGTTTGATACCTTGGATCTGAGATCCCTTCAAGTATGCTACTCACTGTCATGTCCACTATCTCTTGATGACAGTGTTCGGGTAATTCACAACTAATCCCCAAAGATAACGAAATCTTAGAGGGTTTTCTTATATATGTTATTTTCAAAGCGTCTATTATAAATATATCACTCGTGTACATATCTATAGCATTACCACGTATTGTGTATAATGGGTCTGTGTGTTTGGTTGTATTAAAAGGATCTGTTAGCAATGTAAAAATATCATCTTGCTGTGCAAAGGTGCTACTAACTGTAACTTCTACAGGATCTGAATTTAATACTCTTTTTTCTTTTAAATTTGCTGCTGAATATAAAGGAGTTTGACTTTGTAGATGTGATCCTCCAGAAGCTACATTAACTAAAGTTGTTACTGTACCTACTGATGCATCCCACTCTAACCAAGAAAATACATTTGGATCTGGAACTACAATAAATTGTCCTTGATAGTTTAGTTCTCCAAACTGTTCCCAGTATATTGAAAAACCTGTTCCTGGGTTATCTAATATATTTCCTTTAACACCATTTATATCTTGTGGAAATGTGTAGCTATTATTGTTTTGCCAAACTATAGCTTGTCCTTGTGTTAAATCACTAGCGTCTTCATACATTACAATTGAATTTGCAATTGAAGAGTTGTTGTTACAAACAAATGAATCTAAAGAAATAGTAAAAAATAATACAGGTGTAGGCTCATTTAAAAAATAATCTATTTGACTACAGCTATCGTTTCTATGAACTCTAGCTAAAGTGTTAACTAAATATAAATAGTCAGGAGGTAAAGTAAAAGAATCAATAGAAAACTTAACTCCTAATGTTTCTTTAAAATTTACAGAAGCCTCATACTCTCTTACTAATGATCTTAAATCATCAATACGTTTTTGGGACTCTTCAAATCCTTTCCTATACTTATTATTTTTACCATACTTTGTATTAATAAATCTCATTTGAGACTTATTTAATTCTATATCTATTTCTTGAGGTAAAAGCAAATCAGCTTGGAGTGAATTTATTTTATCCACTCCTTGCTGTATTGCTAAATGCATTTCTTGTACATTCATATTATACTAATGATAATTCTTTTAGTTTAGCTCTTAATAATGTTAATTTACCAGAGTTCTTTTTATCTTTTAAGAATACAACTGTATCTTGTGTTGTATCTCCTAATGTCTCATCAATAAAAATAATCTGATTTCCTATCTTTCTTAAAACTCCAGCTGTAACCATTTCTTCAATTTCAGCTTTTAATTCTAAATTCTTATCTGTAGCAATTCTAACAAATTTCTTTGGATTAGCATTTTTAAGTTCATATAAAGAATTTTCAATTTGTTCTACTGTCATTCTATCAGGATTAGTATTAGAAATTAATCTTAATACTCTCTTCATAGCTTTTTCATTAGAGGACATCTTAATAAATTCTTTATCTGCATCTTTTTTCATTTGTATTTCATTATTCTTAACTTTATCATCTCGTGTAAGGTCTTGAATATAAAATCTTTTATTAAAATCTGAATCCATTTCTTTTTTAGTCATGGCTACATGCGGATGTTTTAATGCAAACCTATATTTAATATAATCCATTATACTAAGAGGATTGTCATTATCATCCATACCTATTTCTAGTTCTACCCCAGTAAATCCAATTGGGATTGTAAGTTCTGCCCAAAATTGTTTAGAATGTTTAGGCCAATCATTGTGCTCTGGACTAACATCTAAAATTCCTTGCATATACTTTTTTTCTTCTTCAGGGGTAAATCCTTTTAGGGGTTGTCTATTTACATAAACGCTGCTTAGCTTATATATAGCTTCAGCTCTTACTGCTTTAGGCAAATGGTTTAATAATTCCTTTTGTCTAAGTGTTACTTTTTTACTCATAATAATAGTTCTTTTAAAGTTTTAATTAAGTGGATGTAAAGAATAACTCTCCGTTAATAATTTAATTAAAGCTATGGGGGATTGCTCCCCCACAACCTTAATCAAAAACCAATATATAGACGCAAATTAATGCCTATGTTAAGATGCTGTACAAGTGATGTCTAATGAAGTATCAAATCTCTTAAGAGCGATACCTGCAGTTTTCAACATATGTACAGACGCCCCGTCCACATCAGAAGCTCTAGCGGAAGTTGAATCAAATCCTCTAGGGACTACAGATCCAGCTACACACCATCTCATTGCTTCACGACCTTTCTTAGAAATCATCTGAAGGTTATTTTGACCATCATAATTTGATTGATCAACAAATACCATTCTGTAAGATTCTAAAGAGTATCCTGTAATAGGGTGTTTTGCACGAGCTTGCGCCACGGCACCATGATCAAATAATGGTAATTTTACCACATTGATTGTGTGTCCATCTACATGCTCATAGGATGTGAAGTATCCAGTTAATCCTAGGTTACGTCCTGAACCTGTGATAAATCTGTTTTCTCCACCTACTTTCCAAGATCCAGAAGATCCTGAGAAATGATTTTTAAGAGCTTCATCAAATTCTCTTGCACCACCAGTACCAGTATATAAAGTTACTTGTTTAGTTGCTGCATCAGTCATTCCGTAGAATAAATCTCCGATGATGTTCTTAAGTTTAGCTTCAGTCATTACAGAGTAAGTGTCAGTATTAACAATTTGCTCTAAAAGACCAGGACCAACGATTACAGGCTGTCCATTCTCATCTTTCATGTGAGTATGTCCGTTTGAATCGTAAGTTTTTTGACCATACCAGTAATACATTTCACACTCTTCTTTAAAGTCAAGCATGTGTAAGTACTCCTCATAGTCCATCCAAAGTTTAGTAGTAGATCCACCTTTAGTTGGTAGAGCAAATTCTGCTACAAAATCTTTAGCGTTTCCAGACATGTGGTAAGATTTTCTAACTGTAGTTAGTTTGTTTCTTACTAATCCTGGAGTTTCCCAATTAGATGCATTACCTCTAGAGAAATCAACTCCTACAGGTGCATACATTTGAGCCCAAAGCGCTCCTGCAGTAACATCTGCTGCTGCAACTGTTGCTGATGGTGCTGGGTTTACTAATTGTAAAGTGTATTTCCATTGAGATCCTCCAGCTACTTGCTGTGGCTCTTTCATAATACGTGCTTGAGTACCTGCTTGAGATACTAATACGTATGGGAATACAAAATGCTTGTCTGGGAAAGTAAGCTCGAAGCTTGCTCCTCCTAAACCAACATTTGATGTGCTAGTCATTGTTGCTGCTACTGGTCTCGTTCTCAATCTATGTGTTGCCACACGATATTCATACTCCAAGCGATCAATAGACTTTGTGTTTCCAACACCTTCTGTTAAGAAAGATAGTGGAAATCTTTTGTCATCTTTACCTGCTAAATGAGTAATAATTGGAGACAGTTCAGTAGGTTTAGATAACAATGCATTAGCAAGACTGTTCATATCAGTCATTTGCGAATCATTGTAAAACGTCTTTTGAACGCTTATATTTGTTCCATTTACTGCCATTTTTATAAAATTTTATAGGGTACCTATTTCCCTGTTTAGGTATATTTTTAAATATTAAGATCTAAATTATCTAAATCAAAGCTTTTCTTTCTTGTTGATCTTTTACGAGCACTTTTTACAGTCTCTTCGTTTTTAGTTATTTTTTGTCTTAATGTTTTCGTAGCCGTTGTTCTTGCCTTCTTGTTTATAATGTCCTCTAGATTAAATCCTTTATACATCAAATAATCTATAGCTAACTTTTTTTCCATTTCAGCTTCAGAGTGATCTATATCACGCTGTGTGTAACCTTCTTTAGTTACCGGCTTCGAGAGATAGTTAAAGAATTTTGATTTTTCTCTTTCTGGAACTTGCAATCCTGCAAACTCTTTTGATTCTTTAATTGTCTCTTGAACTCCATTCCAAAACTCCATTTGCTGCTCTTGCTGCTTTTGTAGTTCTGCTCTTTGTTGTTCTACTAACTGTTCTTTCTGCTGTGCTTGTACTTTACCTAAAGCATCTTTAGCTGCATTAGCTTTATTAGCTAACTTACCAGAGTCTTCATAATCTTCAAGCATTTCTTTAATAAAATCTGCATCATGACCTTTTTGTTGGAAATAATCTGAAAGAATTGCTTTTTGACTTCTCGAGTCATCTTCTGCAATTTCCATAGTATTGTAATCCAAATTAGGATCATAAGCTGTCATAAATTTTTGAGATTCTCCTCCAGCTAAAACATAATCTAAATGTTTTTTAACTAATGGAAATTTCTCAAGCACTTCTTCAATTCTATCATCTGCCATTTGAGAAGCTACGTCTTTAGTCATTTCTGTCAAACCTTCTGCTGTATCTTCATACTCTCCTTCATATCCTAAGCTTTCTAAAATTTCTTGAACAACTGTAGGATCAGCAGGATCAGATGGTTCTTCATCTTCTTCTTCTTCTTCTTTAGCTTCT